GTGGAAAAGTTTTTCACACCCACTATCGAGGCTCTCGATTAAAGTATAAACCTCATTCACCGAGAGGAACTTATAAAAAGAAAAAGAAACATTTAACCGGGAATGCCTACTATGCTGCTAAAGCGGCAAAAGAGATGAAGAAAAAGAATATATACTATCAAGGCATGGGAGCTAAAGGCGGTAGACCGAGGATTTATAATGGGGTATAAAGCGATCTGCGACAATTGTAAAGGAAACGGCTATATTTATGTTACTGATACAAAGAAACAAACAGAAGTTAAACAGTGTTGGACATGTGAATCCCAGGGCGAGATCAATTGGTCTCAGGCTCAGGTTGATGATCTTATTTACAACACTTATTTTCGTAAGCAGCTGCACTGAATTTGCACTCCTCATGAGTGGATCGAGTATTGCTATTAGTCAGAACGCCTACGTGAAAGCGTACAATGGTTTAGATGTGCTTACGATTATGAGCACGGAGAAGGGAATCAAGAATCATATCTATACGAACGTGAAAGAACTTTATGAACACTCAAAATTTGGAGAACAGTAAAATGGAAGACACGAGCAAAGTCTACGATGATCTATTAGACCATGCGATGCATCTGTTGAACGATCATCAAAAACCCGTGGAGTTGGTAGCCGGCACGATGATGGCCATCGCTCAACGACTCTATCGAACCGCTTTAAATGAACAAGAGTACGAGCGTATGATGGATGTGATTCGAGACGCTCCCGTTAGACCTTATAAGTTAGAGAAGGAGAGACTTCATTGAGAGATAACATCTTAGCTTTCATTGAGAAATGGTCGAGTCGTATTAACTCCTGGGCCTGGGATAAACGATGGAAGTACCGAGACCATCACGCCTGGATCAAAGGATATAAAGAATGGAAGAAAAGAAAATGTCCTCACAATTAAAAGAATGGAAGAAAAAAAATTAAAAAATATTATATGGGATGGTACGTCGCGGATTCTAGAAGTTTTAACAAACTTGATTCTAATGGCAGGACTCGTGGTCTTTGCTGTTCTATGGTTCGTGGTTATCTTCTTCCTATGGATTTATGATGCGATCTTCGGAGGTTGGAAATGAAGCACAACACTAAATATAGCTATCACCAAGGCACAAGGACCACGGACCATGGAACACGGATCTATGACATCGCTGGATTTAAATTACCAAGCGTCACGACTATCCTTGCAAAGACCAAGGATCAGGAGTATTTGACCAAGTGGAAGGCAAAAGTAGGTTATGAAGAAGCAGAACGAATCAAGAATTATAGTAGCAAGCGGGGGACTAGCATGCACAAGTTCTTGGAGAAACACATTACCGGGGCCGGCTACGAAGACCTTACGCAGATTGGTCAAGAAGCTAAGCCGATGGCTCAAAAGATTATTGAAGTAGGACTCACCCCAATCAATCATTACTACGGTTCAGAAGTCATGTTACATTATCCTGGGCTCTATGCAGGTGCAACTGACTTGGTATGTGAGCACGATGGGTTAGATACAGTCGTAGACTTTAAACAATCCAATAGACCTAAAAGAGAAGAATGGATAGAGGATTACTACCTGCAGATTGCAGCGTATGCCATGGCTCATGACTATGTATATAAGTCTAAAATAAGGCAAGGTATTATAATGGTGTGTACACCTGATTGCTACTACCAAGAATTTAAGTTTAAAGATGGTGAATTAAGGCGCTGGAAACATGAGTTTTTGAAAAGATTGGACAGCTATTATGACCTAAAAAAGGATTATAAAGAAGAGGCACAGATAGATACACATGCGTTATTAGCAGAATTCGAAAAGGAGGGGAAAAAATGAAGGAAAGAATCTATAAAACAATGGTGCAACGTTATACTTCAGAAGTTGAAGATGCATTATTAAAAATAGATATGCTTATGGCCAATGCTGCCAGCAATGTTGTCATGGTAAACCATACAGACATTACCGGAGAAATAAACAAGTACCTAGCCCGAGCAGCAAGTGCCGGTGAAAGACTAGCTCTATTAAGAAAATTTTATAGTAACAATTAAGGCAGATTGTGGCAACAATGTGGCAACAATAAGGCACGGAAATGCGACCCTAGGGGGGTCGCAGAGGGGTCGCAAGGGGGTCGCAGGGGGGTCGCAGAGGGTCGCATTTTGGAGAACAAACCATGAATTTTAGCACTATCCTACAGATTAGCATGTCGCAGCGACACCCTTGCGACCCCCTTGCGACCCCCTTGCGACACCCCCCCTATTTCGATTATTCCTCTACTCTAACAACACTAATAGTAGATTTGAAATGATTTTGCGACACCCTAAGGATTTTTTTAGCGCGGGTGTATTAAAAAAATTAATTGTATAATATACTTTTTAAAAAGTGAATTGTGTCCGAAATAAGGCAGACTATGGCAAAGAAACGAAAAAAAACTAAATACAAACACATCATCATCAACAAGAAGAGATATTATTTTTATAAAATTTCGTGGTTGGACATTGTTGGTGACACTGGTCATGCTACCCCTGATGAGTTTGATAAGTTTGAGTGTGCGAAGATGGTCACTTTTGCTTATATCTACAAGAGGACTAAAAAATTCGTCTGGACTTTTGCTAGTTTTGATGAGAAGGATGAGGCCTATTCTGATCGGAATGTCTTTCCTACAGGATGCATAACTGGTATAAAGAAGATTGATGTCTAATGATTGGTTGTATTCAATGATGTCTCAAGATTGGTTAAGTGAAGAGAAGTATAATATATGGAAGGAGGATTTTGATCATATGACTAAGAAAAAAGTTAAGAAGAAAAAGATTAAGAAGAAAAAGAAAAAAGTTAAGAAGAAAAAGAAAAGATAATGTGGAATCCGGACAAGGTAATATTTATAACTTTACTCTTACTGAGTTTTGTTTTGTCTTATTGCCTTGTCTTGAATCTTTACTAGATGTCGAATTGGCAGCAATACTTTTTGGTTCTTTTCGTTTTTTCTTTGTTTTGGTTTTTAATGGTTTTTGGTCCAATAATGCAGCTTCGGGGGTAATGTTTAAAATTGGTGCGTAATCGTCTAAAATTTGTTTCATTTTGTTTTCTAGTTCTAGCTCTGACATATCTTCTAGTTTCCCATGTTTTATTATTTTCCGTTCTATGTATAACCCTGCTGCTTTGCCTCGATTCGTCTCAGCGTTTACAGCAGAAGAAAAGCTCCCCTTCTTCAAAGCCAAGTCCTTTATCCTAGCAAGTTCAGCCACGTGCCCTTCATAAGAGACTTCAAATTTTTTAAGTCTTTCTTCTTTAAGTTTTCCAATATAATGAGCCACCAATGGACTGAGTCTAGGGTTCATGAGTTCTGATCCTTCTTGTCTAGCTCTCTTGGGTGAGTACCCAGCAGCGGTCGCTGCTTCTGATTGGGTCATAGGTCCATCAGGTCCTCCGAATACTACGAACTCAGAGAATCTCATCTGCATTTCTGTTAATCTTTTTGGTACACCCATATTGACAATTTAGGGTAACATTGATAAAAAGTCAATGATGAAAGAAGGGAAATGTATTATGGGAGAAATGAGAAAAGATAGACAAAATGAACTGAGTGAACTTAAAACTAAACTTAGGGAGACTGAAGTTATCTTAAATGGAACGAAGAAGATAGTAGAGGATGGCTTTCAAAAGATTCAAGAGCTGCAGAAAGAACTTGATCGAGTTAAGCAAGAAAATAATGATTCATTTAATAGGATTGCTGAGCTGTGTGAAGTGAATGAACGTCATCAAGAAATTAATGGAAAATTGCAAGTTCACTTGACTGAGGTAGAGGAAGAGAATAAGAAGATGCACGAACATTTAAATAAACAAGTTGAGAATGCTCGAAAGTCAGGGATGTAATGAGATTAAGAGAGCTGATGGAATTCATGCAAGAATTTATGGACAATAAAGGTAAAGGACAAAAAGGATCTTTAGGAGATGCTTCAGTGTTCATGCATGTAGGAAATCATTTAGAAGAAATTAAAAAAATAGAAGTTCAAGAGAGTACAATTATTGGTGCAAACTCAATGAGAATAGTTTTAAAACCAATGAGAGAGAAACGAATTATATCACCCACTGATCCC